GGTTTACCTGCTGGTTGGTCGCGCGCCACAGGTCTGTCAGCTTGCGCTCGTACAGGTTCCTGTCGGCTGGGAAGCGCGGGTAGACGTCGAGCCTCATCGTGAGCCCGCCGGCTTGAGATCCGCGCGCACAGCGCTGGCCTTCCAGTCGCCGGTCTGATCCACCTTGAAGCGGTGAAACCTGGCCCGCTGGCGCATGTCGTGACGGCCGTCGGTTTTGGACGCGCTTTGACTGGTGGCGAGCGTCACGCCCGTCTCGTCGCTGGTGTATCCGGTGGCCGTCGAGGTGGTGGGCGTCTGCGCATACCGAATGCGCACCTTGTCGCAGAAGGTGTAGCCGGCCTCGTCGCCGATGTCGCCCGTGGTGATTGAGCTTGAGGTGCAGGTGCCGGACAGCGACTGCACCACATGCGAGGTGTTGAAGACGGCCGACACCTGCGCGCCGCTCAACCAGAACGGCGAGTCGTAGGGGATCGCCGGGCCGGCGTCGTAGGTGGTGATCGTGCTGGCGCCGGCGTAAGTCAGCGCCGGGCTCACATAGCCAACAGACGCCTCAATGGCGCGGTCGGCGCGGCCCCACTGCTTGGTGAGGACGTGATAGACCACGCAGCGGTCCAGCGTGGAGCTGCCGGCACTGCAGTAGTAGATTGACACCGTGTAGTTCTGCCGGTCCCAGTACAGACTGGTTTTGAACCGATAGTCGGGGTTCATGTCGGCGAACAACCAATTTCTGATCGCCACCGATCCGTCCAGCGGCCGAGGGGTGGTGCCGTCGTAGACGTAGACGTTGTCTGAGCCGAGGAAGATGTGCCCGATTAACGTGTCGACCACAGCCTCTTGGCCAACGCAGCCCACGTCGTTGGACACCTGGCGCCACTCCCACACGGTGGGGGCGCCGGCGTAGCGGCCGACGAACACACTGCGCAGCTTGTAGACGACGATGTCGTCACCGAAGCGCCGCGTAGCCAGCAGCGGGCCCGATCCGCCGATCAGCCGCCCGGTGGTGCATTGGGTTGAGATGGCTGGAGTCCAGTCTGTCTCGTTGTTGAGCGCCGAGCACCACCACCTGTCGGGGCTGGTGCCATAGGTTCCATCTATCGTCGAAAACGCGATCACAAAGCCCAAGGTCTGCTCAATGAATTTCGCCTGCGGCGCCGCAGCGATGTCGGCAAATGCAACACCCGAGCCGGTCGAGCGCTGGATCTTGGCCGTGGGTGTGGCGGCGATCGTTGCGTTCCCAAATGGGATGAACACCCACCTGTCCTCGGTGCCGGCGGTGTAGCTGGTGCCGCGCGAGCGGTCGTTCCAGGTCGTGCCGTCCCACTCGTAGATCTTGCTGGCGGTGCCGGCCAGAAAGCGCCGCGAGCCCGACAGATCCGACACCACCGCCGAGCCCTGACAGGCGGCGGCCAGTGCGGTCACGCCGGTGGTCGCGGCCGATGGCGCGCCCTTGATGCCCGCCTCAAACGGGATCGCCATCGTGCAGTCGGTGAGCACGCCAGGCGTCATCGGGTCCAGGTCTGGAGAAAAACCCAACAGCGGAGTCACAGCGCCCTCACCCTCATGGCAGAACCCGAGCGCAGCGCGGCGTCGTCACGGAACTGCAGGTCGTTGATGGCGGCCTGATAGCGCGACTCGTAGGCATGGGCCTTGTCGGCGTCCATCAGGTAGGCCGAGCCCTCGACGAGACAGGCATTGAGGTAGACGGCCGGGTGGTTGGTCAGCAGCCAGTTGGTCGACGTGGACGCCAGCGCCGTGAAACGCTGGTAGTAGTCAAGGCTGATCGTGTAGACAGCGTCCGGCGTCGGGCCGAACAGCATGTTGTCGCCCACCACCGTGTAGACCAGCGGCTGGCCGGTGTAGTTGGCGCTGGCTGGGAACTTGCGGTCAAGGTACTCGGGCGTGACCACCGACAGCGCGCCGCACGGGCTGGTGCTGGTGATGCTGATGTTTTCTGCCTCAAGGAAGTCCGACGGCAGCGTCACCGACTGCGTTCCCGCCACTGTGGACAGCGTGGTGTTGATCACCTGCTTGCGCAGCCGCAGATCACGCGCGATCCTGCCCTCGGCCAGGGTCACAAAGTCAGGGATGACGGCCGTGAGGTCGGTGCGGTTGAGCCAGGCGGCCACGCTCGCCAGCAAGTCGGTGTAGGTGGCCAGTGCCATTTAGATCTGCCCCTTCCAGACGCGGAAATGCGCCAGCGCCGGGTCGCTTAGCATGCGCCGGATGTGCTGCGGGTTGGAGCACCACTCGCTGAACAAGATGCCGTGGTCGTTGCAATACTTCTCAACCATCACGTTGGGGATGGACGCGGCGAGCTTCATGTCCTTTGAGCCCGTGTGGCCCTCGTTGTGCAGCGCCTTGCAGCGCTCAGCAATCGGGGTGCAGTCCTGGATGCGCTCAAAGCTCGTCAGCCCGTCATGCGTGTGAATGCGCGTGCCGATGTCGAATGACTCGTGCATCACATGTTCTCCAGCGGAGACACCTGCACGACACCAGGGCCACCTACCTGCAGCGCGGCGAAGTGCGTCACACCCGATGGAACATGCAAGATCACCGCGTCACCCGGCTGCACCTGCAAGTCGGTAGACACGGCTGTTTGAGCGCCCACGCCGATGCGGAAGTAAGCCGCAGCACTGGCGGCCACGCGGATGTACCGCGGGGCCTCGCCGCTGGAAGCGGTGGGGATGGTGGAGCCGGTGGATGCGGCGCCCGTGGTGACGGATGCGCCCGTCTTCGTCACCGTGAACGGTGCACCTACAAAGGTCTGAGCCATGGAAAAACTCCAGCGCCTCGCGGCGTTAAGAGATCAAAAAAAAGGGGCCCCGAAGGGCCCCGTGAGTGGCTAGGTGGACGATCAGGCCGGAGCCAGCGTCACCGTGATAGTTCCCACACCGGCAGCACCTGGGGTGCCGCTGATGACGAACCCGATGCGAGAACCTGCGGCCACGTCCAGCGCACCGGCAACCGTTGACAGCGTCAGCGAGTTGTTGGTGGCGGCCGTGCCGTTCAAGGCAACCGTGCCCGTGTGCAGCGCCACGCCAGACGCCAGCGCGGTGCCGCTGGGGGCCTTCCACAGCGCGGCGGTGACCGCGTTGGTGGCTGCCGTGTCGTTGACGTAGGTGATGGCCTTGACGACCATCCTGCGGTTGAAGACCGGGCCCGACGCGGTCAGGAATGCGGCCGACGTGTTGGTGATGGCCGACCAGTTGAAGACGTGGGTGATAAACCCACCGTCGTCGCCGTCGGTGCCCTGCAGACCCATTGAGAGGTCTGCGTTTTGCTTGATGTTTACGCTCATGTGTGTTTCTCCTTAATTGAGTGCGAGGGCCGAAGCCCCCGCCACACGATTAGCTGATGTCGTAAACAGCGCCGTTGGACTTCGGTGCGCGGCACTCAACCGCGTACTCAACGACCAACTCACGTTGCATCGCGTCACCCGTGGTGGCCAGCTCGATGGTCTGGAACGGACGCAGGTAAGCCAGCGACCACTTGTCAGACTGCACGATGAACACGTCACGGACGCGCTGGAAGCGCGATGGCACGGCCTTCAGCTCGCCGAAGTCCGACATGTACACATCCACGGATGCATAAAGGGCCTTCTCCTCGCCCGGTGTGAAGCGAGTCGCATTTCCGGTGAACGAGCTGAACGTCTGCTTGGCCAGCGGTGGCAGCAAGATGGTGTCCGGCTCGCCGCCTTCGGTGAAGATCTTTTGCAAGACGTTCTTCAACTGAGCTTCGGTGAACGCACGCTGCGTGCCGTCGGTGTTGTTGGTGCCCGTTGCCGTGCCCTGACCCGAGGACAAGTAGGTGCCTGCCGAGAAGCTCGCACCCGCGTCGTAGTTGTTGTTGATCCACACGCCCATGGTGTTGACCTGACGCGGCGACGAGCCCGTGGTGCCGGCCGAGGCCACACCTTGGTGAATGCCAAATTCCATGTCTCGCTTGGTTTCGAGCGAGGCCAAACTAAGTTGGTAGGAGAGCTCGTCGCGGCGGCCTGCGGGGTTCATGGCCTGCTGCGTGCCCGAGACGATGACCGTCTTGGTGCTGATCTGGCAGTAGCTACGCAGGCGAACCGTGGACGTCACAGCCTTGGCCGAGGCGTTGTCGCCTTCAGCTTGCTTGTTGGTCGCGGCGGTTGCCAGCTCTTGGAGCTGCCACTCGTGCAGCGTGTTGGTGGCTTTGGTCTTGCCGGCCAAGTTGATGAACGGCGTGGCCGTGGGTGAAATTCTGTAGATGATGTCCGTGAGGTCTTCGCGATTGCCCTGTACGGCAGTGGTCAAAATGGTATTAGTTGGCGCAGCCATGGCTGTCCCCTTTCATTAAAGTATTGATGCGAACAAAGCCGCTGCGTCGTCGACGCTTCCGGACTTGCTCAAACGGGTGAATGCGGCCGAGCGGCGATCCATTTGCGGGGATTCCCCGACACCAGGACGCTCGACTCGGGTTGGCAGCGTGGAGACCTTCTTGGTGGCGGCCGAAGCCTTGGCCACCATCTGGTCGTACAACATGGCCTTGCGGGCGATCACGACCGCCTTGGCGTCAGACAGCTGTCCCACGGTCTCCCCGTCGTAGCCTGCTTGGAGCAGGTAGTCACGCAGGGCCGCCTTTTCGGCCGATGCCTTGGCGGTGTCCTTCCACGCCGGCAACTTGGCAAGAAGCTCTTCTTGCTGCTGCTGGAGGTGGCTGGCGCGCTGCGCTTGGCCCTCGGCCTCAAGCTGGTAGGCGATGCGCTGCTGCTCGGTGTAGACCTGGTTCAGTCGGGCTTGTCGCTCTTGGGCGAGGCGCTGCTGTTCCAAATATTCCACCGGGTCGCTTTTGAGCAACGCCGACCAGTCAATGTTCTGTTGTTGCGCAAGCGCGGCCTCGTCTTGGACCTGCAAGCGCTGCAGGTTTTGGATGTAGGTCTGGCGCTCTTGCTGCGTGCGGGCGATTTCCGCTTCCGCTTGTTTTTTGGTTTCCGAAGCCGCCATGAAGCGCTCGGTGGACACCTTGTCCTTTTGGTAACTGCTCTTCAGCTCGCTGAGCTTGACTTCGACTTCCCGGCCGTCAATCTTCACAACGACGGCTGGATCGTCGGGCTCGGCTTCAGGCTCGGGCTCTTCAATGGCTGAGGGCTCAAGCGCTTTGATGAGTTCCCGGTCAGGGTCCTCGGGCTGTGGGTTGAGCAGGCTCGACAGCGCATCGGCCGCCGTGCTGGTGTTCAGTGGCCCTGTGGATTCCGGTGTCGGATTGTCCAAATTCACTCTCCCGCGGGGCGTCTCTCGACGATGCCGCACGCAAAACTGGCAACAAAAAAGCCACCCGCAGGTGGCTGTCTCAGGCGGTTGCCCTACGCCTAGATTTCAGCGGCCCTTGTGAAACATCACGCGGCCGTCGACGATCAGTCGTCGCTTGACCACCGCAACGACTCGCGCGCCCGGTCCATCAAGCTGCGCTTGTGCTGCAAATCCACTCGGGCCAACTGACCCGACTCCATCGTCTGCGCCAACTGGGACTGCACCCTGCGCAACATCTGCAGGTACGTCCACAGCTTTTCTCTGCCTTGCGCGTCGCGCGCTGGTGATGAAATCCATTCGTTGATCAACTCCTGCTCAATGGCCTGATATGCCTCGGTGTAGGCCGAGTTCTCAAGCACGTCGCGTGCTCTGCCGCCGGCCTCGATTCGTTGCTCAAGTGTGCTCATGCGTGCATCAGTAGTAGTTCCACGTCTTCCTCGTCGCGCATGTCTTGGAACATGGCGATCAGCGCCAGGTAGTGACGGTTGCGCAGCGCCGCCTGGTAGTCGTCCACCAGCCCACGCACCTCGGCATAAGCCTGCACGGCCGGCAGGCTGATCTCGGGCGCCAGTGCCTCTTCGGTGGGCGGCTCAATGGCAACCGCCTCGATGGCCTTTTGCTGACCCAGCGCTTCTACTGCGGCGCGGGCACTGCCGAACACCAGCAGCTTGCCGCCTTGCTCAACCACAAAGCGCTTTTTACGCTTGGGCTTGTCGTCGTCGTAGCCGCCGGCAACACTTGGCGCGACGGGCGTTGAGACAACCGGCAAGCCGCTGAGCGGCAGCGCCGATATGGGCGCAAAGCCAAGCATTTACCAGCTCACAGCTTCAACTTCTTCCACCGTCGTGGCAGCATCAATCTGCGCCACCAGCCCTGATTCCTTCTCATACGCTGGGATCACTTGAGCGGCGATCTCAAGAGCGATCTGCTCCAACTGCGCCAGCGTGTAGATTGAGTAGACGCCCGCCGCGTCCTTGTAACCGCAGACGGCTGGCTGTCCTGCCGCCGCCGCAAGTTGCGTAACTTGAATGGCTATCGACAGTTTGTTGTTGTCCGACTCGGTGCTGCCAAACGTACCCAGAGAAGTTACCTTGTCGTCGTACATCTCGACGCTGCGAGCGGAAGCAATCTCGGCCTTCTTCTTAGTCTTGGCCTTGTCCAGATCGGACAGGATGACGTCTGGCGTAACGACACCGCCAAACAGTTTGCAGTTGGGGTCAGCGACAAGCAGGGTTTCTGCCGTAGCAATCAGACCCGTGGTGATGGGCGTGTGAATCTGCCATGAGAAGCGGTCAACAGGACGATCTTGGTCTGTTGCGCGATCTGCGCTGATGTAAGACGCCACCGTGGCGAACAGATTGTCCTGCGCGTCGATAATGACCGAGTTGATGCGGTGGTATTCGTAGACGATACCAGCGGCGTTGGTGAGTTGTTTTGTGATTGCCATTATGCAAGTATCCCTAAATTACGAAGTGCTTTGACAACCTTGGCAAGAGTGTAGCCATCATAGGTGTCGCCAATGTTTGCAACTGTTCCAATAACAGCAACACGGGTTGCAGCGGTGGTTGCAGTTGTTGGTTGGGGTACAGGCGCGGCCTCAAAAAACCCCATACATGAAGCACCGCCAATATCTTGAATTTGTATTATATAAATGTTGCCATCTGATAAAACCAAACTGCCATTTGCAACGGGGCCAGCACCGGGGAAAAATTGACAATCTCCTCCCGTTCCACTACTTGAATTTCCGCCATAAAGTGCAAATGATCCACCTATACCAGTGCTTGCATTACCTCCTCTCATAGAAATACCACCAGCAACAGCAGACCCCGAACCCGCGCCTCCAATAAAACTTATTCCACCGCCAGAAGCATTTCCACCAAGACTGTTTCCTGCATTAAACGTCATAACTCCACCAGCACCGTTAATGCCAGAGCCAGCGTTGACGGTTAAATTGCCGCCACGATAACCTGTTCCAGATGCATTTCCAACACTAAGTACAAAATCTGATCCATTTGCACCTGTGCCAGCATTTGTAATTATATTGGTGGAGTTTATTGTCGGAACGGTTAGTGTTGTTGTGCCAACGGTGTAGGTGAAGTTTGCGCTAGCCCCAAACGCCCCAGCGTTGTTGTACTGAATCTGGGTGGTGGAGCCAGCAGGGGCAGTCGCTAACGGTGCTGCAAACGTGCCGTCTGCTCGCAGAAAGTTGGCTGTGCCGCCGCCTGACGCTGGGACAGCACCTTGGTTGGCGCTGGTGAAGGTGTCCAGATACTTGGCTGGCGCGGTGCAAAAAACGTCCTTTGTGCCTGCCGTGAACGCCACCGGAGCACCCGCGTTGCTGGAGCCCAGCACCGTGGTGCGCGTGAGCCCTGTCGTGCCGTTGAACGTGCCGACACCCACCTCCCAGTTGTTCCCGGCTTGGTCGGCGATGCAGTAGCTCACCGTCACCGCGCTTGCGCCAAATCCGGCAGCAAAGGTCTGGTAGCCCGTGGGCGCCACGCCGGCCAGCGTGATGGCTCCCGTGCCGGTGCTCAGCGTGGTGTCCTTGACCCTGTCTGCGTACATCAGACGATGCCCTCGGCGCGGCCGTCAGGCCCGCGGATGATGGTGCGCGGCGCCCGCATCTCGCTGAGCGCCTGGCTGAAGCCGGCCATGGCGGCGGCCAGTGCGTCGTTGGGCTGTGCCATGGGCTCGGCCGGCAGGCTGGACTGAGCTGAGATCTGCGCCACCAGCACCTTGGTCTCAGCCTCAAGCTGGGCCTTGTAGCGGTCGAACTCAAGGCGCTGGGCTTCCATGGCGGCCTTCATCTGGGCCTCTTGCGCTTTGAGCTCAGCGTCCATCTGAGCCCTCAGCTGCTCGCGCTCGGCGTCTCGCTGGTCGTTGGCGGCCTGCACCTCAAGGCCGGCCTGCTGCTCGCGCAGCTTGGCCTCTGACTGCATCTGGATCTCGGCCTGCTTGAGCTGCGTGTTCGCCTGGAACTTTTGCGCGTCGGCCTGCAGGTCCATCTGCTTGAGCTGGATCGCCATCTGCGCGCCGATCTCCTCGGGGCTGGGCTTTGGGGGTTGAGGCGGGGCCTTGGCGGGGTCGCTGACGAACTTGTCAGGCGACTTGAACCCCATGGCCTTGATCAGCTCACACGACGCTTGGTAAATGTTCTCGGGGGTCGTGATGCCGATCTGCAGGCCCTGCTGCTGCAGGCCGAGCAGAGCATTGAGGTGGCCGATCTGCTGGTCCTTGTTGCCGGTGCCCAGGCCGACGTTGATCGACACATCGAAGCCGTTGCGCCACTCGCGCGGGTCCATGTTGACCCACTCGCCTCTCAAGCGGATGACCTGCTCCTTGTCGGTGTACTGACTCGTGAGCTTCAGCATCATGCGAAACAGATCTCTGAAACCTTCGGCGAAGTTGCGCGCGATCAAGTCCAAGCGCATGTCGGCGCGGTTGGTCAGCACGTTGACGCCGGTGGCGGTGCTGTTGAGGCTGTCGCCGTCGGTGCCGCTGTTGTAGCGGGTCCAGCCGGTGGAGTCCTCCAAGAACCCCTGCATCTGCTCCATCATGCCCATGCCGAGCGCGCTGTCACCGACCAGCGGCTCAAGGCGGCCCACAGCACCAGGTTGCTTGACGCGAACAATGCCGCCCGGCCTGCTGACCAGCAAGTCGTCGAGGTTGACTTGACCATCGACGGCAAAGTAGCGTCCATTCACTGCGAGGTTTTGCGAGTCCAGCATCGAACGCAAGATCGTGGTCTTGATGCGCTGGGCGTCCATGGCCAAGTCGGCCACGCTCAGCCCAAAAAATTTATGCGGCATCGGGATGGGGGTGATGCTCACGAACGGGGCGCAGTCGACCACTTCGTTCTCAAGAATCTGGTTGCCGGCGCGAACAACTTTCCGCAGCTCAGACAGACCATCACCGTCGAAATCGACCCTTATGAAGCACTCGGTCAGCCACACCACGCGCTGGCTTTCGTCTGAGCTGCTGACGGTGTCGGCCTGGATGTAGGCCATTTCGTCGTCGTAGCTCAGGCGCTCGATGCGCTCGGCGTTGAGGCTGGTGGCTTGGTCGTCGCCGCTGATCTGGTCGACGTTCTTGTAGCCCATTGACTTCAGATCGCTGATGGTGCGGGCCACGCGGTGCGCGCAGAAGACGGCGGTGTCGATGGTCTTGGCCTGCCGGCTGATCAGAAACTCTTCCGGCGGCACGTTGTCCACGCGCACCTGGCCGCACTTGGTTGAGCGCTTGCAGGTGACGTCGTAGACCATCACGGGCGGTGCTTGCTGGATCTGCGCGATCTGCGCCTGGATCTGCTCCACGGCCTGGGCGGCCTGCGGGTCCATCTGGGCGGCCTCGCTGGCCTGCATCAGCTGCATGGTCAGGGTCTTGATGGCCTCATCGCGCTGCTCCTGATCTTCCTCGTCGGGGCGTGGGGCCTGCTCGGTGATGACGATCTCGTCGTCGTCGAGCAGCTCGGCCAGCTCAACGTCGGACAGGCCGCGGTAGTCCTCGCGCTTGTCCTCGTAGCGGTCGTCCCACCACACCTTGACGATGCCGCGCTTGCTCAGCAGCGCATCTTTGATCCAGCGGTAGGTGATGCCTTCGCCGTCGTTCCGTTGGTGGAACAGGTAGTTGATGTAGTCGGTGGCCTGCGCGGCTTTCTGCTCATCGCCTGGCTTGTTGGGCTCAAAGCTCACCACCTGCTCGCTGCCGGCAAACTTCACCATCAACTGGGGAAGCATGCTTTCAATCGTGTTCCTCACGTCGGGGCTCACGACAGAGCTGCGGCCTTCGACCTCGGGCGGTGCCAGGTCACCAAAGGCCTCGCCCAAGTAGTACCTCATCGCCTTCTGGCGCTGAGCCGACAGCTTGCCGCTGTAGTAGCCCACGGCCTGGCGCATCTGCTGGTCGGTGATCGACCGCAGGGTGTCTTCGGACATTCGTGCCATGTGGGACCTATGCGTAGCTCAGGCGTGGGTACGAGATAGCACCACCCCAGTTGTCGTTTGTCATCGCGTCAGCGTTGAGCGCCAAATACCGAAAGGCATCGGCGCCGTGGCTGAATTCGTCGTGCACCGGGTTGCCGGGCTCGTTCGTTGTGCTGTTGATCTGCCGGCGGTAGCGCTTCAAGCACTCCACCAGCCGGGCCGCACGGTCCTTGTTGAAGTACACCCGGCTGAAGATGTCACGGGCGCGCTTGATGCCCTGCTCAACGTCCATTGATGGCGTGCGTTGCACCGACCAGCCCAGCGCTTGCAAGATCTCGGCGTCTTGCTTGCCTGTCTGGTGCTTGCGCGCAAAGCCGTCGTGCGGCAGGTAGTGCTCGCCCCACTGGATCGGCTGGCCGTCCAGCGTCAAGGCCCGAAGCTCAGCCGAGTAGTCGGCCAGCGTGCGCTGCGTGCCCTCGATGTAGTGAATGACGCGGATCTCGCTTGACACCTTCTGCGCCAAGATGATCGACATGCTGTCGTTGAACCCAAGGTCCCACACACCGAAAACCTTGAGCAGCGGGTCGTGAGGCACCGCGCCGATCCTTGGGCCGGCTTGGGCCATCTGGTCGAAGTAGATCGCGCCTTCGACTGCGGGCTTGCACTTGCCCTCCCAGATGTGCGCGTAGTCCTCGGCGCGCATCGTGGTCTCGGCGTGCAGCCGCTCAGCTTCCAGCACGCTCGGGAACCGCGCGTTGTCGCTGTGGTTCATCTCAATGCTGATGCACCCAGGCGGCGGGCTGGCCACGAAACGCCGGTAGGTCTCGTCAGACTCAAGCTGCGGGTTGAAGCTGATCCAGATCTCGCTGCCGTCGCGCCGAATCGTTGGGATCAGGATGTCCCAGCTGCGCCGGCTGATGGCCTGTGCTTCCTCGCACCAGCAGACGTCGACGCCCTCGAAACTCTTAAGTGACTCGGCCGTCTGATCACTCAGGCCGGAGAAGAAGAACTGCGTGCCGTTGCGCCCGCGGATCTCGGTGGCCAGCACGTCATACAGGTGAGACAGCCCGAGCGCTTCGATCTGGTCGCGCAGCAGCTGGTGCACCGACTGCTGGATGCTTTTCTGTATCTCTCGCGTGCACAGCACCCGCAGCGGACGCCTGGCGCCTTCAATCAGCAGCGCCCTGGCGAAGCCCCAAGACTTGCCTGAGCCGCGGCCACCGCGCACGACCTTGTAGCGGTACGGCTCAAAGAGAAATTGCAGCTTGGCCGGGAACCAGGCCTCAGCCAAAGGTCACCTTGAGCGTCGAAGCCACCGGGTTCTCGGCGTCACCAGAGTGTTGAATCTGCGAGAGTTTTGGAACTGACCTGTCCAGCAGCGAGTTGATCGCTCCGAGCTGGACGGGTGTGACTTCAATCTCGCCCATGGCCACGCCATGCAGTCGGTGAAGCAAGCACGCGGCTTGGATCTTGGCGCGGACTTGGTCCGAGTGCCTTGGGTTGAGTCTTGCTGCCATGTGTTGGGTGCCTTCCGGCTTGTCCAAAAAGTGCCACCGCCCGTCCCGCCGAGGGGTGAGACGGAACTTACGAACCGTCGGCGGCTGCTACGTCGGTGAGCTGCGGGCCTTGATGCCGGAGTGGCCCGCTTGCCGGCTTCCGTCATCCCGACGGGGAAGACGGCTGGAAAGGTGCCAGGTCAGACCTCTGGCAACTGCGAGTTGATCAAGGTTGTAGGTCTGCCTGGCAAAACTTGCCGCGCAATGCAAAAAGCCACCTCTCGGTGGCCTTGCTGGAGTCGCCGGTCCATCCTCACGGACCCTGCAACTTTGCGTCTACGCGGTGCTATGGCCGCGATCATATCACGGCGGCTGTGCGTGTCAATGCTGCTGGGCTGCAACGCCGTTCGTTTTTAGCTTCCGGTCAAGGTAGCCTTTCACGCCGGTGGCCTTGGCTGACCTGGTGTAGTTGCGTGCTTGCAGCCAAGCGTCGCAACACGATATGGCCCGCCCGGCTTGGTTTTGACGCCCCACGTAACTTCCGCAAGACAACATTTTTCGCGCTCGGAGATCGGCCACGATCCGGGTCAACTCGTCAACGCCGCAGCTTTTGCCGTCAATCCTTGTCCCGCCGCCAATTGCGTACAGGCGCCAAAAATCCAACGCTTTCTCACCATGCTTGCGCAACGTCAGCAGCGCGGCGCAAATCAGCACTGACGGCATCGCTGACTTGCTGGCGTCAAGCTCATCGAGCCACAGCAATTCATCCTTCCACTCGCCAACCATTTCGTACACCGTTTTCCCCTGCTCGATCATGTACAGCGCCGAGCTAATTCCACCTTGGGACAGTAGAAGGGTCTTGGGCGTCACGTCGTGCAGCCGGAATGCGCCGGCCAGTCGGTCGCTGGCGTTTTCGGTAGCGTTGGGGTTGTCGAACTGCTTGTAAAGCTCCACAGCGTCAGACATTGACACCACGTCGTACACCGTGACATGCACCTTGGCTGGCGCTTCAAGGCGGCCGTCTTGCCAAAGCGCACTGCGCGTGTGGCCGTCCAGCTTGACCATCGTGCCGTCGGGCAGCAACGCAGCAGCCACCATTGCATGCGTCGGGCTTGCGGTTTGCAAATGCTTGCGGGTGGCTTTTTTGGCGTGCTCGGCGGTGTTGCGCTGGATCGGGTTGTCTTGCACATTTGCCCATGCCGCAGGCGTCATTTGGATCAGTTTCATTGGTCGTCCGTTCAAAAATGAAGGCTTCGTCGTGGGTGAAGCCGGACCCGTCAAACCTTGCGGTTGATCAGCATCTGCCGGCCGTCGTTAACCAAGCGATCCAGCCCGGCCACCGTCTCGCCAGCATGCTGAGCTGCGCGGCGTGGGTTGCCGCCGTACACATACGCCCACCTCACAGCAAACGCATGGCGCTCAGGCAAAGCGCGCACGCCCTTTTCGATCTCGTGGGCGTCCAGCGTGTTGAGCGGGATGGAAGGGGCGGCCACCTCAAACGCATTTGACGACAACATGCCGCGCCACATCGGGTGGATGTAGCCGCCCTTTTTGGGCCGGCACCACCTAGCCCAGTCCCTCAAGCGTTTGTCCATGGACTCGTGGGCGTAGGGCACCGCGGCGTGGAAATCGACGTCCTCGCGCTTCATTCGCGGCACTCCAGCTCGATGAGCTTGTCGAGATAGTGGCGGGCTTTCCTTAAATCTTCAACGCCGCCCTTGCGGTCACAGCGTGCGACGTACTTGATCACGTTGCCTCGCAAAAATCCCGCAAAGGCCTCGGTGCTCATCCAGCTTTGCATGGCGGTCCAAGGCTGCACAGCCAGCTCTGTGTAGTGGCTGCCGCCGACTTGGTGCTTACTTGCTGCGCTCATTGCTGCACTCCTTGAATTCGCTCGCCGAGCCACCGCATCACCGGCACCGCCATTGAGTTGCCGAGCGCCTTGTACCGGGGGCCGTCGGGGCAATCGGATGCCTCGGCCTTTCGCCAAGGGATGGCCGTGAAGTTGTCGGGGAAGCCTTGCAGCCTCTCGCACTCAACGGGGGTCAGGCGGCGCACTTGCATGGCCTGTGCTGCAAACAGGCTTCCATTGGTTGCGCTGGCGTTTCCGTTCCACTTGGTGCCGTAGGCTGCGGTCAGGCAATCGGTTGTCTGTTGAAACGCCACCGCCTGCGTCGCCTGCATCACCGCCCAAACCTGCTGCGTCACCTCGCTGGACTGAGGGCTGCGGCTGGGGTCGTTGCTGGCGGTGAGGCTGGGGGCGACCGCAGTCGGGTTCTTGGCCTGCAGCGTCTGGCATAGCCCCACGTCCGTCTGTGGCACCGACATCTTCGCGCTGAATGTCACCGGCACCAACGGCGTACCCCTGCCCGTGCCGTCTTCACTGGCGTCGAAGCCTTCGCCGCGCAAAGCATGGGCCAAGTGCGGCACTAGCCTGCCTGTGTATGCGTCTTGCCCGGTATACGCGCCGGGGTGGCTGTCCGAACACAGCGTGCCAACCGTATCAGGCGGCGACGGAATCACGCTGCTTGCAGGCGTTCCTGCTCCGCGACTGCGCCCAAGGCTTGCCTCAAGGGTTCCGGCAACTGCTTCCCGCGCTTTTCTGCTCGGCGCAGAATTCCAGAACACGCCCTCGCCGACAGGAAAAAGCGCTCGGGCAGCGGCCCAGTTTCCAGCACCTCGGACAGCGAGCACAAAGACCCGCCGACGGCGCTGGGCCACTCCGAAAAATTGAGCATCGAGAACGCGCCAGGCAACTGTTCTTTTCGGTCCAGACACCACACCTGCGCTTGACCACTTGCGTCCTGGTGTGAGGGGCTCACTCGCTCCGCAAAGTCCTGCCAAAAAGCATCCGAAGGCGTTGTCGGTCGACGAGAGGACGCCGGGGACGTTTTCCCAGAGGACGTACTCGGGGTCGAAGTGGTCTGCCATCTTGCAGAAGACGAGGCTGAGGTTTCCTCGGGCGTCGGAAAGTCCTCCCCGAAGTCCAGCGACAGAGAATGCCTGGCAAGGGGTGCCGCCGACGAGCAGGTCAATTTGTCCGACATTCCAGTCCTCGTATTTCGTCATGTCGCCCAGGTTGGGCACGTTGGGGTAGTGGTGAGCCAGCACCGCGCTCGGGAAGGGCTCGATCTCGCTGAAGGCTGCGGGCTGCCAGCCCATGTGATGCCATGCCGCGGTGGCGGCTTCGATGCCTGAGCACACGCTGAGGTATCTCAAGGCTCACCCCCCTCGTGCCACACGACGGGCCGCTCGCCTTGGCGCTGCACCAACCAGCTCGAGGTGCCGGCGATCTTCGAGATCAGCATCCAGCGCAGCCGACGTGACGCCGCCTGGCGCATGGCCTGGGCTTTGTGGCCGGGCAAGATGCCGGCGCAGTTTTTGACCTCGACGCACCAAGTCACGCCGGCCGCGTCGGTGGCGATCAGATCCGCGCTGGTGATCCCACCGGCCAGGTCATCGACGGCGTAGTCACGCTCGAGCAGCAGGTGCTTGGCTGCGGTCTCGCCCGCCCTGCCCTTGCGTCTGCTGGCTGCGCTCATGGGATCTGCGTGTAGGTGTTGCTCCAGCGCGGGTGCTCGCTAAAGCTCGGGCAAATCGTCACCTTGGTGTCGCTGGTGATGCGCGGCTCAACGTAGCCGGGCTCGCCGGGCTGGGCCTGCGCGTTCCACCAGGCTTTTG